GAGCACGCGCAAGGCTGGCAATTTTTGTGAGAACTTCGGCAGAGGCATCAGACACTTAGCGATGCCCCCTTGCCCTGTTGCAGCCGCTCGATATCAGCGCGCAGCTTGCGCAAGCGCTGATCGATGTCGTGCAGTTCGTCGGCGATTTTGATAGCCAGCAGCGCCATGTCGGATAAGAGGTTAGCGCGTGCGCGGACGCTCTCGTGATCCGTGATCGGAACCACCCGCAAATGTGACATTGACTGCAGTCCGACCCGCGACCCGGCGCGGAACCATGCGTCAGTCAGTGCGAAATAGTCAAGCTATAGGGGAGGTTAGGTGGTCGGCTACCACGGGTCGCGGGCGCTTGGGCACCTTGGGGGCGATGCCCCGCTCCAGCATGTCGCGCAGCAAGAAGACGGTCGAGACCGGCACTTCGGCGTCCCCATCCACGTAGCGGTGCACGGTACGCTCGGAGATCCCGAGCCAGCGGCCGGCGCCAGCCTTGGACAGCCCCAGCGCCTCGAGCGTGCGCTCGAACTCCCGCGGCGACATGGCGCGATTGTCTTGGTCCATCAAAGCAATATGGGTCACAGGAAAAATATTGTCAATCTGGCAAGATTGCTGTTGACACCCTGACAAATTGGCAGTACATTCGTGACATCAACAACGGAGCAAGCAAATGCACACCACCATTTCCGCCAACCGCCTCACCTGCTTCCAGACCCGCGCAGCAGCGCAGGATCTCGCAGACCTCAACGCCGCCGATGACACGGACTGGACCTACACCGTGGAAGAAAACCTCTTTGGTTTCTTCGTTGCAATCTACGAAGGCGACACCCGCATCGGCACCCTCTAACCCTTAACCCAACGGAGCACACGACCATGACCAACCTCTCCCAGATCATCGACGACCTCGGCACCCTCAAGGCGCGCATTGCCGACCTCGAGGCACAGGAAAAGGCACTCAAGCAGGCGCTGATCGACCTGCCGGCGGGTGCCTATGAGGGCGAGACCTTCCGCCTCTCGATCAGCGAGAGCGAGCGCGAGACGCTCGATATGAAGGCGGTCCGCGAGCACCTCTCGCGCCAGTTCATCGCCGCGCACACCAACGTCACCGCGGTGCGCACCCTGCGTGTTGCGGCTCGCACTGGCCAGAAGGTGGCAGCATGAAAATCCAAATTCAGATGCTCAACGCCTACAGCGATATTGTCCATCGCCACACCATGGACATCCCCGAAGACCCCTACGATGACATCGAAAACGCCCTCATCAAACTGCTGCGCCATTCTTGGGCGCTCGGCGTAGGCGACAGCATCAAGATTGTGGAGCTATGACCATGACCCAACTGGAAAGCCTGTTTCCCGGCAATCAGCTGATCGAAGGCAGGCAAGTGCGCGACCTGATCGAGCTGCGCGAGTTCATCGACGCCTGCATCGATGCCACCGGCAACGTCATCCTAGACGTGCCGATGGATATGCGTCTCATCCGCAAGGTTCTCGCGCGGACCGGCAAGGACATCTACGATTTGGAAGTCACCCGCTGGTAGGTTTTCTGCCCAGCGCCGCCTCGATCGGGTGAGCCTTTGGTGTCGTGCTGGTATCCTCCTGGATACCAGCACGATGCTTTTGCATCACCGCCAAAACCGCGTTAAACACCGCCTCAAACGCCGCCAATTTGGTTACTGCCTCGTCGCGGTCTTGTAGCCAGGTCGTAATATCGTTCTGCGCCCGCTCGTAGGCGAGCGAGAGGGCGTCGTGCTCGGCTTTGAGCCCGCGGTGCTCGGTCTGTAGATTATCGAGCCGCTCCTTGTAGGCATCGCGCTCGGCCTCGACCTCCTGCACCGCGGCCAAACCTGCTGCCACACGATGCTGACGGCTCGGCACGATGTCGGGTGCTCTGCCGTCTTTGCCGACCTCGATTTGTCCATTCCAGTCCATTAGTGCCTCCCCTTTTTGGTAAATTGATCCCAGCCACCACCCGCCTCGACCGCTTCGAGAAACGACGGGATTAACCGCATCACCATGGTGCTATGGTTAGCGACGATCGCCATCGCCACGGCCCTGGGGTCGTGCTCTTCCAGATCCTCATCCTGCATAACGCCTGCCACTAGCATGGCTGTGAGGAGGGCGAGGGCACCGCCGACGTCCTCCATCGATTGACCGGCAAACACCTTATTGGCCTCTTGCGACAGCGCCTCCCAGCGCCGCATCGCGTCAATATCCTCGCTCATTTGCGGCAGTTCCAAGAACGGCCATGCCACACGGTTCGCATCTTGTTCTTGATACACAACACCTGCGCGGGGCGAGTGTCCTCAGAAAGCCTTCTCGCCTGTGGAAGGCTTACCAAGGCCCTTGGGATGACCGCGGGCGCGTTTTGCGCGACGGGAGGCTGTTCGGCTGGCTTCGCACCAAGTAACAGCCCTGCGGGCTCCCAGCGCCCCTTAAACGGCATGATCGGCTCATCGGGTCCAATCGTGATGGTTCGCACCTTGGTTGGCACGATTGGATCATCGATAACGCGATCGGCCTTTTGTGCCGTTGCGGAAGTCAGCGCCATAATGAGTGACGTTGCGGCAATAAAAGTTCTCATGCGTCTTGCTCCGTTGTCCACAGGTCATCGAGTGCGTCATCGAGCCCTGTGGGGTGCGCGATGACATCGAGCGGGTCGGGAACGTGGCGGCGGACCTTGGTGACCGTGGCGCCAGGCCAGACCTGCTTAGTGGCATTGACGCTTGGGTAACCGGAGAGGATCGTAGCGACCTCCTCGAGCGTGTAGACGATCATGCGCCGGCCGTCCGCGCGTGCGAAGGCACGCCGTGCGTCGTCGGGCTCGCCGACGATCGCCAGTACGGTTCCAGATGCGAGGGCGATTTCCATGATCTCGGCATCGATCGGGGATGCGCCTGACGCCTTCGCCGCGCCGTCGAGCGCGTAGAGGGCGGTACACATGCGCTCGGCTTCGCGACGGACAGTCTCGAGGGTGCCGGACTCGATCGCCTGACGGAACAGATATCTTTGCCGATCGAACTTCTCGCGCAGCTCCTGGGAGACGAGAAGCCGTAAGCGATCGGTGCCCCACTTTTTTTCCATCTCGATTGCCAATGCTTCGGCGCCATCGATGTAGGAACGCCCGGTGATGTGCGTTCCGTGCAGGGCGTCCCAGCGATCAGGCCGTTGTTGGTTGGTCTGGTTCTTCGCCATAGCTTCGCTTTCTCAGCCTGAGCAGTTTGCGAACGCGTTCCAGCTCCTCGAACGTGATCCTATTGATCCCGCCAAAGTCGACGACTTTCACATCCCCCTTCTCGACAGCCTTCCGCATGGTTCTGTGACTGATGCCAAGCTCCCTAGCGCCAGACTTGATCGTGTGCCCGATACTATCAGGATACCTTTGTACCATATCTTCACCTCCTATGACAAAGCTTACACTAGCTTACCAAACTTTGCCAAGAGGAAAGATTTTAGAGTTTTTGTATCTTTTCGCGGGGGACGCTGCGCTACGCTGCGCACGGATGCGATACGGATACGATGCCCCTCCTAGGGTCGGGGGCGTCGTATCCTATTCCGATACGGTGATTATTATGTTTTTTCAATAAGTTACAAGCGTTCGTATCGGGTCGTATCGGCATTGTATTTTTTGATACGTTTTCCAATTTTGACCCCCTCTGTCGTATCAGAGCGAGCGTATCAGTTGTATACATCCTTAAATCCCCCATTTTTCAGACCAATTCGCCATGGCGCAGGCGGTCCAGCCAGCGCCGTTTGTCGGCTTGGAACCGGTCCCAAGCCTCGGGCGTGATCTTGTCGTAGCCGCCGTGCGCAGCGACCAATTTCTGTAGATTTGGCCCAAGGCGAATTTCCGCGAGCTGGCGGCGCTCGGCCTCTTCTCGTGCCTGTAGTCTGGCTTCTGCTTCTTTGGCGGACTGCCGTGTCTGCTCCCGCCGAACCGCCTCCTCGGCGATTTTGGCGCGTCGTTCCGCCTCAATGAGGCGCTGCGCCTCCCAAGCGGCGGCCTGCTTAAGCGCGGCTGCATCCCGCGCCGCCTCGAACTCCGCTATTTCCCGGCGCATTTCCGCAAGCAGTCGTCGCCCTTCCGCCTCGTCGCGCTCGTAGGCTTCTTGGCGTTGACGGCGGACATGCAATGGATCGTAAAGCCAGCGCCGGTCGGCGGACCACAATACCGCCTTGCGCAATTGATCTTCCGTCAACTCAGCGTCGCGAAAATAGCTCAAATCGATCTCAACCGTCGTCTGCTCCCGGTCATAGATCTTTTCCAGCTTCTCGCGCGGCACCCGGTGCGCCACATAAATCTCGATCGCCACCGTCTCGCTGTCATAGCTCGCCAGGACATCGGGCCGGATGCCGTCGAGCCAGACCTCGGCCTGCGCCTTCTGCATAGACCCAAGATCATCGGGTAACGTTACGTCACACGCCTCGCAGATGACCTGCTTGGCGAATTTGTGCAGTGCGGTCTCGCGCGCCGCGATGCATGTCACCGTATCGGCCGCATGACGAAAATGATGCCGGTAAACTTCGCCCTTGACTGCCACTAACGGCCCTGAACATTCAGGACAAATACAATTACAGCCAAGCCCGCGTATCACCGTATCGATACCGACGATACGACCGTCATCCGCCCGCATCGCGAGCGGCATGCGCACGTTACTCATCGTCGTCCCCCTCCTTGTCGACGCCAATTTCCTTGGCGCCCTTCTTGGTCAGCCGGTACTTGCCGCCGCGGTGCTTGACCACCATCCGGTCGTCCCGCAGGCGTTCCACGATGCGTTGAATGCGTGGCTTTTGCGGGCGACCGTTGAAGGTAAACCCGGCCTTCTCGGCCAGTGTCGCGAACGACGCCTTGGGATTGGTGTGGATGAGCCGCATGACCTTGTCTTCATCGCTCTCTTGCACCTGCTCCCCCGCCTCGAGTGTGGCGTCTGAAATTGGCCGGGCGACCACTGACGGCATTAGCCGCCCCTCGGCGTCCTTCACCACCGGACTGGTCGCGGTAATGAGTTCAAATGACAGCGGATCGAACTCCGGCCCGCGAAACTTGGCCCCCCAATGCAGCGACGCCTGCCGCTCGTTGTTGGCCCAAAGCGTCAGATTGCCGTCGACCTCATTGACGAAGGCCGACCCGCCCATCGGCAGCAGGTTCTCGCGCGCGGCGTTTTTGATTGGATGACAATTCACGATCACCGCCGGCTTGCCGGGCAGGACCGTCAATTCGCGCAACACCCGCGCATAGGCGCCTTGCTGTGAGTTGGAATTGGTCTCGTCGCCGGGGAAATACGCCGCAGCGGTATCGACAATGACCAGCACCAGATCGGGAATATCCGCCGCCTCGGCGCGGATCTGGGGCATGCGCGCCACCAGATCGACCACGCCGGCAATAAACCGCATCCGCAGTGTCGTTGCATCAAAGCCGTAGGCCTCTGCCAGCACCAAGAACCGGGCGCGGATGTCATCCGGATTTTCACCCGCCAGCAACAGCACAGTACCGCCACGCACACGGCAGCCGTGCATTGGCTCGGAACGCGCCACACACTGCGCGATGTACATCGTCACCGCGGTCTTGCCGTGATGCGTGCGCGCCGTCAGCGAATACAAATACCCGCACTGCACAATCCCATCGATCAGGTACGACGGTGGCGTAAAGCCAGCGACAAACTCCTGCGCCGTCAGCAATAACGACGGAAAGACCTGGCCGGTCGCTGGATTGATCGGTGCAAAGTCTTCGTGAAAGTCTGATCCGAACGCCTTTTCCTTGACCGGCGGCGGCTTGGCCGCCTCCGCCACCATCTTCGGCGACCCCCACACCCGCATCAGGCGCACGAATTTGCGGAAGAATAGCGTGGTGCCGCGCCCCTCGCGCTCGAGCCCCTCAGTGCGCGCCGTGCCGGTCAGGCGCGTCTCGGCCGCCTGCTCGTAACGCAAGTAGGCGCGCGCGCACGCCTCGCGCCAGGCGGCTTGCGGCGGCTTGATCGGGCTCTCGCGGTAGAGCTCGAGCACCGCGTGCCAAACGACATCGCGCATCAGGCTCTCGCGCCCGTCGACCGCAATTCCGAACTCGTTCAGGATCTGTTCGCCGGACGGGATGTGTGGCCCGCTAATTCCCGGATTTACCGGGCCATTGGTGCCCATCGTAATGGCCGAATATGCTGGGCCCCCACCATGCGCCTCGGCTAGGTCGGTGATGGCCTCCAACAGCCAGGCCGGCGCGACCTCGATCTCGATTTCCCAAGGGGCCCGCCCGGGAAGCCAGCCGTAATGCGCCCGGCTCTCGTGCAGGGAAGGCGGCAGCACCGCAAAGCCGCCCTGGCCGCGAATATCCACCCCGATCGCCGTCTTAATCGTCGGCACCACAAAGCCGGGCGGGGCCAGGAATAGCTTTTGAATACCGCCGCCGCCGGTGCGCTGCTCGACCGTATCGAACTCGATCCCGTTGTTCTCCACCTCCAAGATCGCGTTCCACCACGCCAAAGCGGCAGGGTTTTTATGGACATCTAAGTCAATGATGAAGGCATTGCCGGAACACCGCCCCGTGATCAGGCCCATGTTCTGCCGCGCAATATGCTTGCCACCCTCGCCGTACAGCCGCGCGAAGGCGTCGTCCGCCATCAAGTCGTTCTGATGCGCCGTCCACGACGATAACAGCGGTCGCTTCCAGGAGCCGTTGCCCTCCCCCGGCATGTAGCCGGGCACGACCTGTAGGCCGGCGGCGCGATACATCGTGGCCCAGTCCGCCGGGGTGGCGAAGTCAGGCTCAAACGGAGGGAGTGAATTGCCCATGCGTTAGTTCGCTCTTTGGTACGAAAGCGAACGAAACCAATGCTTTGTGAGTGTATTGCTAAGTGCTAGCGTCAAGGCTCACCTGTATTCGGGTTCAAGGCCAATACGGGTATCGGGGGCGGGAGGGCTCGAAGACTCCCGCCCCCAACCATGTCAGCGATCAGCCGAAATCAGAAGAAAATTCTGCCGCCAGGTTCTGCTGCTGTGGCGCCGGCGCACGCTGCGCGCCCGTCGCGGGAGCGGCACCATTGGTCTGCGGGGTTTGCTCAGGTTTCCCCACCTGCCCCACGTTGCTCTGCCCCACCCCGCGCAGGTTGGGCACCAAGTCACCGCGCGGCGCCCAGCCCACCAGGTGCAGCTTCGGCATGTAGTTGGTCGACTGCCGCTGCCCCTGGCCGGTGGTGACCGGGACCGTCGGGTTATCCTTATCAATCTGGATCACCGGCAGCTTGCCCGGATTGGCCGCCTTGGCAGCATCATAGGCGTCAATGACTTCCTTCCAGCCATTCAGGAAGGTGCCCGCCGTCGAGGAAATTTCCCGGATCGGCTTGTCACCGCCAATCTCGGCGGCGAGTTTGAGCACAAAGCGCACCCCGGTGCGGTGGTCCTCGGATGGACGATCGGGAATTGATGCCGTCTTGGCCACAACGTCGACCCGCTTGGCCATCGCAAACGAGGGCGGCGTGCCGGGGGCGAACTTCATCCACCCCACTTCCATGTTCTCAAAATCGCACAACGCCTTGAACTTGTTGGTAATGTCGACCGGCTCGGTCTTGTAGCCCTCAGCCTGGACGACACGATCGTCGCGGAAGATACGCCCCGCTCGGGCGTCGTAGCGCACGATGGGAAGAAAATCTCCGCCTGCGCCACCTGATTTGATCTCAAAGCCATAAGTCGACGACATGGGTCACGTCCTCAAATGCAGCAATCGGCCTGCCGCGTTGCCACTCCGGCTTTCCCCGGAATTGGAGTATCAGTGCCGGGCCTCGTGGGCTTCTGGCTTCCCGGTTGCCGCGTTTCTGACCGATCCCACTGCTAGCGTGTCCTTTCACCCTGGGTTGGACACGCATAGCCAAATAAGCACCAGGGTGGCTTGAACCGCATTCAAATCCTCCAGTGCTCGTAGGCGAGTTGGCGCATCGCCGGGTTGCCCCAGTAGAAGCTGTCGAGATCGGGCTTGACCTTGCGCATCAGCACATCGGGATCATCGCTCTGATTTAGAAAATCTTCAACCGTCAATGCGATTTCATACAACGCATTGCGGTGCTGCCGCACATTCTCAAGACGAAAAACTTCCAGTTTCTTTGGCGTGATGTACGCTAATCGTGCGTCGATATTATCCGACACCGCATAGTGTGCCACTTGCCGCGCGTGAGCGAACTTGATGCTGCTCGGCATCTTTTCGGATGTTTTGAGATCCACAAGGATACCGTGGTTATCCCATTGGTAGTCATAATAGCCGACGATCGGTAACGCCAAACCATCGGGGTGCCACTCCACCAGCCCCTGCGTGCCAGTGGGGATGCCGTACTTGCGCAACTCATTGACGCCAGTCGCCACCATGTCCTTGATGGTGTCACGGTACTTGTCGCGCCGCGGGTCGCCCGAGAGCGTGGTGCGCGCGTCATAAGTGGCGAGCGCAATGGCGACACAGTCGGCCAACGGCGCCGTCAGGTTGTTCAAGCCGTGCGTAACACCATCCTCCACCGCTACACCACGATGCGCCGGCGGACCCACCTCCTGGCGAATGCCCTTGACATATTCCAAGGTGAACATTGCCGGCGAGGCGCAAAACAGGTTCAGCTTGCTTGGGCTATGGCGCTCGTAGGAGGAAATCATTCAGTGGACCTGTTCGCCGGGTCGATCCTTGGTGATCAGGGCAATGCATTGAGCAATGATCGGGGAAACGGTTTCACGTTGATCCCCATTCATGGATTTGTAGACGATGGCGAGGGTGGCGCAGCAGGCGGCGCAGGCGTCGGCTGGATTTTCTTTTCTTGCCACCTTCATCATCTGGAACAGCAGCTTGTCCATGCGACGGTAGTAGTTTTGCTTTCTCTTCTTCATTTTAATGCACCCCATGACTTGAGAATTGCGATCGCTTCGTCGAGCGTGCGCGCCACCGCGTAACAGTGACCGAGCACCTCGCAGACCTCTTCGAACATCTCTTGCTCCGGGCTTTGCCGCCCCCTGGCGGCCTTGAGCTCGAGCCAGCCAACTTTGCCGCCCAACAGCATGACACACAGATCGGCCACGCCCGGCATCAGCCCCTCCGCCCGCATTCGCGCCGCCGTCGCCGGGGTGCGCTTGGCGGCATTGGGAATGGCGAAGGCAAAGACGTGGTTGCCCTTCAGCGAAATGTACGCCAGCACCTGCTTTTGCAGGTCATGCTCGGATGAGCTGCGCCGATAGGCGGCGACCCTCATCGCTTGGCCCGCACCATGATCTCGTCCATCTTTTCCAGGATGCCGCGAAGGGTGACCGGGATCGCGTTGATATGCTCCTCGCGCGATTTCGGGCTAGCCGGGCCGAGCATCACAGCAATCAGGCGAACCAGGGTGATCAGGATGATGCCGCGCGCGTGTCCTTCCAGGGCGGGCTCGATCTTGTTGAGCAGATAAACGATTTCTTCCTGGTGCGCGCCGGCGGCATGCTGCGCGGCGAAGTCTTCTTCGTATTTCATCGCATCGTCCCACGCGGGTAGACGACGTGCTCATGATGCGGACACCACGACATGCCGCGCCGGGTCGTGCTGCCGCAGTAGGCGTAGGGGGCGCGCTCCCCGAATGGGAAGTGGCACACCCCCTCTTTGAGTTGGTAGATCGTGATGTGGCCGCTGGTGTCCGCCAGGATCGGCGGCTCGATCTGCCATCCCGGCAGCACCGGCGCGATCACCTCGACGGGGAGGGGCGTTGGTCGCTTTTTGCGGTTCTGCCCCTTGCGCGGCAGCGGTGGTGCCACGTGCGGACGCTCCTTGAACCCGAGCCTTCTGGCCTTGCCAATGCAGGCATTCTTGGTCAGCTGCAGCCCAAACTCATAGTTCAAAATGTCGGCGATCTGTGAAAACTTGCGCTTGCCGTCTTTGTGCAGCGCGGTAAAGCGCGCGATCAGGTGGTCGTCCCAGTTTGTTCCAGCAGGCATTATGCGTCCCCTTTTCGTCCGGTTAGCGCCCGCTCTACCAGTTCGGCATCGGCTTTCGCGGACGGCACCAGCGCCTGCTGCGGAGTGGGCATCCACTGCTGGGCAACCAGGAGCGCCGCGCGCAGCCGCTCGATCTCCAGCGTCGCTATCAGCAGGCTGGCTTCCGATTTATGCAGGGCAACCCGCAGCCGCTCGATCTCGTTTTCAGCGTGGCAACGCTTGTCGTCGGCGTCGATGGCAATCGACCGCAGCCGCTCGATCTCGTCGGCGGCCTCGCCGCATAGTCGAGGCAAGCGTAACGCACCATCAACGTTCGAGTATTCGCGCAGCCGCCCCACGATGTCAGTCATTTCGTCCTTCATGTCGGGGTACGGCCATTCTTGCGTTTCATGAATTTGCGCACCCGCTCGATCGTGGCGCGGCGCGGCTCGCGCCCGGCCTGCAGGCGTGTGAGTAGATGGCCATCGTTCACCGCCTCGATGCCAAAGCGGGTGCGCGGGATGTTTCTCTCGGCGCAATAGAAGTCGATCTCAGAAAGCAGCTCACGGATTTCGGGGTGGGGTCGCTTCATGCGACGTTCTCTGGCGGGGCGCCGATCGCACGCAGGCGGTTGCGATTACGAAACCACCACTCGATGTAGCGCGGCGCCCAGTCGCTGTCCGGCATCGGGTCGGGCAGCGCGCTCAGCAACAGCCGCAGCCGCAGATTTTCCTGCAGCGCAACCGAGAGCGGTGTATCTTTTTCGGGCATGACGGGCTCCGTTAACGCTTTATTAGTGGACAAGATGGCATAAAAGCCATTACAACGTCAAGCAACGGGGGATACCATGACCATTCTCGCCGCCATATCTTGGGGATTGGCCGTCGCGCTGCTGATCGCGATCATTAATTTGTGCATCATTTCAACGATCAAGGGGCCGCCGCGTGACTGACCTGACCGATCGGCTGCGCACCTGCGCCGCCTACATCCTCGCCCGCGCCACGAATGAAGATCCATGGGCGATCGAGTTTGTCTCCTACGACACCGCCGACCTGCTGATTGAGGCGAGCAATGTGCTGGAGAAGGCTCCCGAGCCGCTCGGCGAGCCAATGGCGATTATCCCTCCAGTCGTGCCAAAGGCGGGCTGGACCACCACACAAGACGTGCGGTCGGTGCCCAAAGCGACCTGGACCACCAATGCCGGCGACTTACCCGCGGTGCCAACCGGGCCGCCGTCAAAGCGCCCCGCCAGGGTCTGTCCGCAATGCGATAGCCGGGCCACCAAGAAGGTCTACCGCGAAGGGTCTTTGTTGATGCTGGCCTGCCCGGTGTGCGGAGCGGGATGGGAGTACACACGATGACGAGCCTGCTGATCGCCACTGCTGCCGAGGGCCTGGTCGCGCTCGGTATCTTCCTGCTGCTGTTTTTCTACATGGGGTTAATCGGATGAGCATGCACAAGGCGCGCAGCCTGATCCTGACCGTGATCGACGAGTGCGCGATTGACGCTCGCGCTAAGTCACTGCTGGAGTTGGCGCTCAACGAGACCTGGCGCGCGCCCTCGGTGCGTCAGGCGCCCAGGTTGCGCATGCAGATCTCGGACGAGGTCAAGGCGCAGGTGCGCTCGCTTGCCTACTCCACCGACATGACCATGGGCCAGATCGCCGATCGGGTGGGACTGCGCAATCAAGGGCGTGTGTCCGAGATCTTGAACGGCAAGCGCAAATGATAACGCCCCGCCGGTACCAACGCCACAGCCCGGCGGGGCGGTCATCAAGCAAACGGAGCAGCGCATTCTAGGAAAGATGGTGCTCGACAGTCAAACGACGTTCGGTCACACTGCTGCCGCAAATCCAACGCCACACCAAAGGATGTTTTTCCATGCAAAAGTCTATCCTGGCGGCAGCACTCACGCTGGCGCTCGCGACCCCTGCGTTCGCGGACATTGTCGTGCTCGGCGGGCAGAACTGGGACACCAGCGGCGCCGCCAATTTGACCCTGAGTGATGCCGTCCCGAGCGGCAACCAAGTGCAGAACCTGCCGTGCATTATCTGCGGCGCCAACCAGCCGCAGCAACCCACTGGGTTTGGCTACAATCTTTTTGGTAATACCGGAAACGAAACCACGGTCTCGTTCTTCTCCACCGCGACGGTCGGCGGCTCGCTGCCGCTCGATACCGTCGGCACCGGCTATACCGTCGGCGATGGCACGTTGCTCAACGCCATCCTCAATGGCGGCGGTTCCTTTAGCGTCGGCCTCGATGTTAACGACACCAACCAGGCGCAGACCCTCGAGAGCTTCTGGTTCCTCAACCTGACTACCCACTCCGTGCTGGCGGCCTACTCACCCGGTCCGGGCGGAACGCTCATTCCGGACACCAATAACGGCACCGGGTTTCCCGACTACACCATCAACGGGCTAACCCTCGACGGCATCAGCGCGGGCGATCAGGTTATCTTCTTCGCGCGCATCACCGGCGCAAACGATGGCCCGGACAGCTTCTTTCTGATCCCACAGGCGGTCCCTGGCCCAGCTCTGGGCGCGGGCATTCCCGGGCTGATTGCCGGGGCGCTCGGTCTGTGGGGTCTGGCGCGGCGCCGGCGTCGGGCGGCAGCTGAGTGCGCCGCCTGATTTGTTGGCTGCTGCATCGTCGGTACTGGCAACGCTGGGCCTTCCCGCCCGGCGTCTCTGTCTGTCAGCGCTGCTTGCTCCGCTGGCGCACCCACGCGGAGTATTAAAGCCGCGCGGGTGAGACAACCCCGAACAGTCCCGCGATGATGTAGACCACCACGATCACCACAATCACCACCAGCAGCACCTGGATGATGGTGTGGAATGGGGCCGGGAGCGGGATTAGCGGCAGCAGGCTCTGGATCGCCCAGATGATGACGCCCGTCACGATCAGCAGCAGGATCACGCTTATCAGGGTGGAGATCATCGGCGTACTCCGCAGCGTTGGGCCTGTAGCGAATTGCGCGCCAGTGCACGGCAAGCGGCCTCAGCATTGATCGCATCAATCTCGGGCCGCGTGTAGAGCTCGGGCGGACGCACCACGACGACGGCGTCCGGTACCCCGTATAGTGCAGGATCAGTACCGCGGCCGTAACCATAAGGGCCAATTGAGGCGCAGCCTGACAGCAGCAACACGATGGCAAAGCCGCGGATCATTGTCTCAATTTCGCCTCCAGAACCTTAATGCGCTCTTCTTGCTCCTGCACCTTGCGCAGCATCAGTGAAACGATCGCGTTATAGTCGAGCCCCATCACCTGCTTCTTGGCGTCCTTGCGCAGGCGGTGCCGGATCGGTCCGCCGTTCTTGTCGGGCTCGTTCTCGTAGGCGTCAGGGGTGTAGTCGTACTGCACCAGCAGCGGCTCGATCGCCTCGACCTCCTCGGCAATCAACCCGAAATGGAGCTTGTCAGGATCATCGATCGGACACCTCGAGCGGAACGTGACGGGGCGGAACGCCATCACCTTATCGGCCAGGCTTGCCGGCATCGCTTCGATGTCGGCCTTGTAGCGCGCCGAGGAGATGAACTGCAGCATGAAATTGTTGGTCCACGTTCCGTTCACGCCGTTGGTCGTGATGGTGTGGTAGGGCATGTAGAGGTCGATCGCCGACGGGTTCGGATCGTTGTAGGGGGTGATTTCAAGGGCACGCAGGCTCGATGAACTGTCATCAATGATAAGCCGTTGATTGCCGCCGTAGACGCTCCAGGTCCGCCCCGCGTCGTTGGTGACCAGGCTGCGTGAGGCGCTGGAGGTGCCGCCGTTGGCCGGCGCTGAGCCGGCACTCGAGGCATAGTTGGCAGAACTGGCATTGCCGTTTAGTGGGCCATTGAACGAGCCGGCATAGACAGGATTGCCGTTGAAGGTTACCCCACCATCCGTCTGTAACTGCAAGACAAGACGCGATCCGGTTTCATCGTAAATCTTAAAGTGACCATCGCTCGCAACACCTGCCGTCCATATTCGCACGCCGGCCACGTGGTAGTAGCCGCGCGCGTTATTGCCGCCCGGCACTTGAATTTTAAGCCCGTCGGATTGGGTTGCGTTAATGACCGGCGCCGTTACCGTGCCGCTCGAATTGATATTGCCGGCCGTGAGCGTGTTGCCATTGGTGTTGATCGTGCTGCAGCTGATCGCGTTGGCGGCGATTGAGCCGGTAAGGGTGGATCCGCCGCTGATGTTGAGTGAGCTGCCGGTGATCGCGCCCGCATTGACGGTGCCGGCCGTGATCGTATTGCCCTGGGTATTAATCGTGGTGGAGGTGATCGCGCCGATCGCGAGCGTACGCGCGGCGGCGCTAATATTGCCGTTGACCGTAAGCGCGCCAGTGGTGGTTGCTCCCAGTGTCGTGGTTCCGGCGTTGAGCGTACCGAGCGTGGTCGTACCAGTCACCCCAAACGTGCCGGTGATGCTCAAGTTGCCGGTGATGGTGCCACCACCCGAGGAGATTGCGATTTTCCATGCGCCCCACACTCCCAATTTTTTCTGTCGCGTGTAGGCAAGGCCAACGATCGGAGAATTGACTTCAGTTACCTCGATATTGACGTACTGGGAGTTTGAATGCACCACGCATGTACCGGTATAGGCGGCATCGGCGGTGGGCGCGCTGGTAGCTCCGGCGTTAGAGGTGAATGATCCAGTCTCAAAAACATGGCTGTCGTAGTTTGTGACAGTCACGTACTGCCCAGCTACTTCGGCCTGTAAGTTAGCGCGCGCGCCGATCACATTCACGGCGCCAGTGCCGCCAGAGATGATCGGACGCGCCGCATTCAAATCCGTTTCGACATCCGCGACGATGCCGTTGTGCACGGCGCTGGCGATCGTCGTCCCGCTCGTCACGTCGGGAAACGGCTTGGTGTAAATGCCTCCACCTGAGCGCGGCATGAGTTACTCCTATCGACGCGGATTAACAGTGATACGCAATGGCTCGTCCTCGACGCTGTCGACCTGACCGAAGCCTTGCGCGATCAGGCCAGCGGTCATGGCATCGCGCAACATCTGTGAACCGTGCTTGCCGGGACTGAGCACTGGCGCATTAGCGACACGGTGTGCATAGAGCGGATTGCGCTGGCGCACGAGATCGAGCGCGCGATCGAATGACTTGGCGCTCATCCGATTGGCGCCGCCCTTCATCAACGCTCCGGCGATCGGTACGGCGAGGCCCGCTGCAGTGCCGACCACCGGACTATCCTTGAAGTAATATCCAGCGCCGCCACCGAGCCCACCAAGCACCGCCGCGGTAGCAGCAGGTCCGCCTGGCGCGTTGGAACCAGAGAGCAGGTCACCGGCTGATTTTAGGAAATTCTGTCTGCCGCTCGGTGTGATCACATCCTGAAAAGCTTCGCGCTCGGCGGCGTTGAAGCCGCGCATGCGATTGCGCCCGGCCGCGGTGGCGGGATCCATGAAAGTCGCCAATTTGGAGGCTTGGCGCTCGGCCAGGCTGCCCTCGCGGCCGGTAGCGTTTTTTGCCGAGGTCTGTAAGTTCTCAATTGCACGCGCCCGCGCCGCGCCAGCGTGCAAGTCCGTCGCATTGCGGGCGATCCGCGCGGCCTCGGCGGCCTCGCGCTGGAAGCCGGAGCGCACCGCACCAGGCGGCGGCGCGGCAAGAAAGTCGTCGATCATGGTCTTGACGATGCGGCCCGCCGAGCGGTCCTTGCTGGCGATCGCCGGGATCTCGTTGATCGACTGGCGCACCAGATCGAACTGCGCCGGCGTCACGGTCTGGCTGGTCGGCCAGTTGTCGAAGCCGCGCAGCCGCTCGACCGCGCGGGTCGATGTCGGCGCGTAGACCGGGTCATAGTGCTGGATCCGCTGCGCCACCCGGTCACCCAGCTGCCGTGCCGCCGGCGCCTCGTACTGCGCCGGACTGGCGCGCAACGCGTCATAGGCGTAGTCGGCGACGCGTTGTGTTTGCCCCGATGGCGGCGTTACCGCCGTTGTGCGTGGTCCCGGATTGCGCGGCCCGAATGCACCACCGATCGTGCCGCCAAGTCCAAAGCCGATGGCGCCGCCGGTTAGGGCATTCTTGAGGTAATCGGACGGAACGCCGCTATAAGTCGTGCCCGCGGCTTGTCCTGCACCAACCCCTGCACCCTCAATGCCATAGCCGCCCGCGCGCGCGAGCCACGGCGCCGCGCCTGCCTTGATGCCACGCGCCGCCAGTCCAGCGCCGCCCATACCGGGGAGTGCAACAGCACCGGCGACGTCACCGGCGACCGAGGCGATCGGGCTGCGCTCGCGGTGTTTTTCAAGCCGCTTTTGCTCTGCTTCAACACCGGCGGAGTAGCTCGGGTAATCGCCGGCTATCCACCCCGCGAGCGCATCGCGGCGAACGTCCATTCCGAAGGTGCCGCTACTGCCGGCAGCGGCAGCAAAATCAAGGGCAGTCTGCCCGGCGCCCCGCAGAGTGTCGCCCCAAGTGCGCGCAGGCGCTGCTGTTACAGGCGGCGCCGCGTTAGGGTCATCGGCAAAGCGGTTGGTTGGCGCTGCAACAGACGTGGCGGGCGGGCGCGCGGGGCGCTCGCTCTCTTCGGTTTCCTGGAAGCGGTTGGGCTTATCGGTCATTTGCGTTCCGCCGCGCGTCGTGCTCGGCTTATCTCAAGCCGTGCCGCCCCCGGCCCAAACATCGCGTCAAACTCTGCGATGGCATCCGGGTCGTTCTTGTCCGCGATGAGCCGTTGAATGCTTTTTTCCGTTGCCGTGGGGCGCATTGTTAATTGGAAATCATCCTCCAACGGCGTGCCACCGACACGTTTATGGCGCCGCTCCTCAAAGGCATTGATGCGGTCGTGCGCTTCTTCCTTGGCGATTGCTGTTAGCTTCAGGATCGCCGCCCGCTGCATGTCAGGCGTACCGATCATGCCCTGTGCAGCCTTCATATCGCCTTCTGTCACCCTGCTGTCGCCAGCCTGGTACTTGGCCAGCGCGACCGCGAGCGTGGACTGAAGCGTCGAAGCAAGAACTTGCGACTGCGCGGCGATCTTGTCGGCGTCGTCATCACCCCACAGGGCTTTTGCCCGCTCCAAGTCGACGCGGAGATTGCGTCCCATGCCGGTAATCGCCCCTGCCTTGATCGCAGCTTCAGCCTCCTTAATGCCGGTGAGTGCACCAATCTGCTTGTTGGCTTCGGCGTGCTCGAGCCTGAAGTCCTTGACGAAGTCCTCGACCTTGCGGCCGCCAAGGCGCGCCTCCAACGCGGCCTTCTTCTGCGCCTCGCTAAACTCGAAACTTTTGACCGGATAATCTCGCTCGTACTTCTGCTCCTCTTCCTCGCGCTTGAGGCCGGAGCCGTAATCGAGTTTCCATTTCTCCTGCGCTTCCCGGTAGGCGTTCTCGCGCCGGTCGCGCCCGATCTTGGCGAGTGCAGCGGCACGAGCGGCAACGACTTCATCACCGGGTTTTTGCCGCAGGTAAGCTGCGGCTGCTACTTCCTCTTCCGTCGGTGGTCCCATGACTGGATGCGGCGGCGTGACAGTCCGCAATGCGTCCGGGTTCGGCGGGCGCAGTCCAGACACAGGCGCGGCTTGTGCCATTTGCATCGGTTTGATGTCGCGCGACACGATCGGCGGGTTGGGTCCACCCTCTTCTGCAAAGCCTGCCCCGTCAGGAGCTGGGCCAGCCGGCGCGGCGCCAAGGGTCGGTGAAGGTGCCGGCGCAGGGGCAGGAGGCGCGGCGCTATTGCGTGCCAAGATCCCCTGCGCGATCACATCGCGATTGGCTGGCCCGGATGGCGGCTCGACCGTGAGTGGATCGACGGCCGCGAGCGGACCTGCCCGATAGGCTGGCGCAGGGCTGGGGCGCCCAGCGGCAGGCACAGGGGCTGCCGCGGTTGCTGGAGGCGGCACGACTGCAGGCGGCGCTTCAGTAACCGGCCGCGGCGCTACGGCACCCGGCAGGAACTTGGCGGTCGGGTCAGCCGCGTCACGCTCTGTGTTGTACTTCTTTTCGGCTCGGCCGGTGGTGTAATCGCTAATCGCCTCGGCGAGAGCTTCGCCGAAATAAGTCATCCCCTCCCCGACGGTTTTCGGATACGGACGTGAGCGCGCCGCGAGTGCTCCCGCAATGGCGCGCCGGCGCTTGATCTCCTCCAGCGACAAGTTCGGGCTGAACGCCAAGATCGGGTCGAGTATTCCCGTCCCTGTGCCGTAGCGTGACGCAACGTCGTCTGGTTCGGCCATGTCACGCCACCCTTAAGATGTCGCCGAGCACGCGCTTGGTCTTGATGTGCTTGATGCCGCTGATCGTCTTCACCGCGCCCGGATCGATCTTCTCCATGTCCTGCGCCATCGGGCCGATGTGCCGCGCCGCGCCGTTGTCCTCGTGCCCATCTTTGTATTGGTAGGAATAGATCGGCAATTTTTTGGGTGCGTCGTGCTTGCGCGCGGCAAACACAGTGCCGACGCGGTGAATGTTCTTCTTCGCCCGGCGATCGGACGTGGGGGCGTAGATCTGTGCGCCGGCCTTAGCGCCCGAGCCGGCCAGGCCGAACAGTCCGCCGATGATATTGTTTACGTTGGAGGTCTGTTGCTTGTAGATGTCGAGATCTTGACTAAAGCGATTGTTGATGATCCCGGCGACGTCAGTATTGGCGATTTGATTACTGCCGGTATTCACGAAGTTTGGCTGCTGTACTTGGCTGCCGGACTGGAGCGCCAGGATCTCGTTGATCGGCGCGCTGCGCAGTGCGGCCTGTTCGGTCAGGTAATTTCCGCGCGAGGTGTTCTGCGCGTTGAACTGCGCGCTTTGGCGCGCCAGCTCCTGCGCCTGCGCGGCATTGTTGAACTGGGCGCGGCTCGCCTCCTGGGTGAAGGCGTCCTTCTGTGCCTGGTTGGCAAAAGTGCCAGAGCCGACGTCTTTTTGAAATTGTTCGATCTGCGCCTGATTGGCGAACTGACCGCGCCCGAGCGCTTGGTCATAGGCTTGCTTTTGCGCCGCATTCTGAAAGCCGGCGCGCTGCGCCGCCATGTCCATCATGCGCTGCTGTTCTTGGCCGCCCTGGGCGGTCACCGCCAAGCGCGCGTCGGTGGTCTGCCGATCGGCGGCCGCAATGGCGCGGTCATAGGCTTCGGTGCCGTACTGGATGCCCTGGTCGGCGAGCTGTTGGCGCAGCCGATCGCGGTCCTGCTGCAGTTGCGGGTTGATGCGCTGGTAGAGGCTTTCCTCCACCCGCTGCCGGTCGGACGAGAAGTCGTCTTGCGGGCCATACGAGCGGGTAATGTCGCCGGCCTCGCCGAACGTCGTCTGCTGCAGCCCGCGATCCGGCAAACTCCTTTGCTGCTGGCCGACATCGCCCCAGCCGTATTGCGTCCCCGGGATATTCGCCCCCGGTACGGTGCCGGCCGCGGGCGCGTTGTTGTAGGACGCCGCTAGGCTGCGATTGGGATCGCGCAGCATGTCGGAGAGGCTGGTAGCCTCGTACTGCCCGAGGTCGGCCAGGGTCTGGGTGGTGGTCTCGTTGGTGGTCTGCAGCCTTTGCCCGGCCGGGCTGAGCGTCTGTGTCGCGGTCCATTGCGGGACTTGATAGGTCTGTCCGGTGAGCGGGTCGGTGTACGGATAGGCCGGTCGGCTGGTCGTGTCGTAGGTCAGGCTGCCGGTCGGCGTGACCTGATTGTAGTTGTTCAGGTACGAGCCGGTGATGGCCGTGCCGATGTTCTGCGCCGTCTGCGCCCCGGCGGTGAGGATCGGGTTGGGCGCCTGCGGCGGATCGGGAAAAATCAAACCCATGTTTTATCTCCTTACCCGATGGGGGGCATTCCCGGACGCGGCATGCCCGCGAGCTGGGCTGGATTGGTCATCATTCCCGGCGTGGCCGCCGGCGGTAGGCCGCCTGGAGGCGGTACCGGCCCGCCTGGCGGCGGCATTCCACCCGGAGGCGGCATTCCTGCGCCCATCGGAGGCGGCGCGCCTGGGGCCGGCGCTGCGCCAGGAGGCGGCATTCCACCAGGAGGCGGCGCAGCGCCGCCAGGAGGCGGCATCTGCGGCAGCGGCGGTGGCCTGGGCGGCGGGTACTGCTGATCGAGCAGCGCCTTCGTGATCTGGTCGCGCGGGTCCGGCGGGGGGTATTTCCCCGGGGGCAGCATAGGTGCCCTCTGTTGAGGGGCTGGAAGGGCCATTTAGGCCACCTTTCTATGTTCAAGCTCGGGCCGGTTAAAGCGGCTTTGCGCCCACTGCTCGGCCGTGTAGGTGCAGAACACGCCGTCGTCGTTGCGGCCATAGAGGCGCGCGATCGGCGTCGCCGAGAAGCCGAATAGCTTGAGTTGGTTCAGCACCAGCGTGTCATCCGCCCGCACGCGCATGATCACCATCTGGCAGCCGTGCGTCCCCAGTGTGTGACTGGCCATATGGCGCATCGTGGCGCGCGTCAGCCAACGCGTTCCAGGATGCGCCGCAATGGCGATCTCGATCGTCCCGGCCGGCGGAATGTGGTTGAAGAAGACGATGCCCCCGACCGGCGTGCCCTGCGCGTTGGTGATGCCGATTGCGGTCGTGTTGGCAGGAAAGCCGCGCGGATCGACGTGCGGGATTAGCCGCGCCACGAACTGCGCCACGCTCCTATCCTGCCCGTAGACATACCGCAACGTCATTTGCCGCTGCCCCCACCCGCGCCGCCGCCGCTGCCGCTACCGGCGCTCTGGTCGCCAGCCATGCTGCCGCCGCTAAACCCAACTGTGGCGCCGGCGGCGCCTGCGCCATCAACGGGCTGCTCATAATTCGGTGTGGCGGGGGCATCACCACCCAAAAAGCCTGAGGAAGCAGGCATTGCCGCGGAGGCATCACCACCCAAAAAGCCTGAGGACGCAGGCATTGTCGCGGCCGGGAGTGGCGCGGTTGCAGGTGCCGGAAGCGGCCCTACCGGCGTGACCGGCGCGTTCATGAGCTCGGTTGGCGACTTCATCGCCGGCGCCAGCGGGGGTGTTCCTGCCGGAGCGGGCGTCGGCTGTCGCGGCAGTGTCATATCAGGCGCCGGATAATTGCCGGAAGGCGCCACCGCGCCCGCCATCGGGGTAAGGTTCGCCGGGTCTGGTCGTCCCGACATGGCGGCACCCGCCTGGTTCTGCAAAACCAATAGCTTGGAGACCATGTTGCGATAGTCGTTCGGACTGTAACCTGGATTTGCTGGGATCATTTGCCTCCCCCGCCACCACCGCCCCCGCCGCCAGCGTCGCCGCCGCCGCCGCCATAGCCGGCGGAAACACCCGTGCCACCCTCGCCGGTGTTGGCACCGCCTTCACCGGTGCCGCCGGGGCCACCGGAAATGCCAGTGCTGGAGCCGCCGATGCCGGGGCCGCCGACGTCGGCGCCAAAGCCGCCCGAGGTGCCGTCGCCGGTCGCGCCGCCGTAGCCCATGCCAACACCAGGGTCGCCGTAGCCGGGTCCGATGACGCCATAACCCGGGCTGTTAGACGGTGCTGGTGCCGGGGATGGCGCATCGGGTGTCGGCGAGGGCGTGGGTGCAGGTGCGGGCGGTCCGGTCACGGTCCAGCCGGGAGGCGCCGTATCGGGGGGAGTGCCGAAACGATCGCCAAATGTGTCGGTCGTGATCGGAGCGCCTTCGAACGCATTAAAGGCCGGCGCTATGTTGCCCGTGTTATTCAGGTCGCCGACGTTAAACAATCCGACACTGGGGCTAGGGTTGGTTGCGGTCGCATGGACGTTTCCGGCGTCTGGGGCCTGCGCATCTGGATCAGACCCCTCGGTCGGATACTGGTAAGGGTCGCCGCCGCCGGCAAAGCCGCCGTCAAAGACACCGCCACCGCCACCACCACCACCACCGCCGCCGCCTTGATCGAGGGCAGACATTTCCCGGTAAGCGGGATGTTGCATAATACTGGACATCGGAATGCCACGGCTCTGGAAGAACTGAATATTCTCCTGGAGATTGGTGCTCGGCAGCGTGTACCGCGCCGCAATCTCGGCGGCGATCTGATCGCGTGTGCTCATAGTTCGCTCCCTAGACGTTGACGCCGCCGCGCTCCTGCGTCGTGGCGATCGCAATCAATTCGACGCGCGGGCGCGAGACCTGCGCCACGGTCACCTGCACGATCGGCGCGTGAGCGTGCCCGCTCATGCCGATCGAGACCCACAACGTGCTGCGCTGGATCGGGGCGCCGGCGCTCGGTGCGTCCCAGTGTGCGCTATCCCAGGCGCCCTCGTCCCACCCCTCGCCCGAGCCTGGATCAATGCCGGCCGGCGGGGGTGGTGGAATGGTGATGCCGTAGTCGACGGTGGCGGCGAGCTGCGGCTCAAATGGTTCGTTCGGTCCGGCGGTGAAAACGGCGCGCGCCTGGTGCCACACCACTTGCGCGCTGCCGTTCTGAAACATCTCCCAGCCGCCGACCAACGTCGCCACGTAAGGCTGCCCGTCATCATAACCAGAGCGGTCCGCCTGCATCACGATGCCGTTCTGCGTCCCGAAAAACATATCCGTGCGCATGCGCAGAAAGCAGGTCGCGTCCCAGGTAAAGCGCGCCCAGGCGCCGCTGGTGTTGTTGAGAAGGAGGCAGTGTTTCATCGCGGGTGTGGTCCCGCCTGGCGTGGCGATAAACACCGCGCCATACTCGTCCCACTTTTTGATCGTCCACGGAAAGGCGCGCTTGGCGGCGACCTCCTCGCGCCAGAGCGGCTTAATGGTCCGGCTAATCATCGCCTGCTCGAGCTTGCCGCTCTCTTTGGAAATAGCCTCGCTGAGCGGCACGACGCCGTCGATCGTCATGATGAACAGGTCGCCACCGATAACGATGTGCGCATTCATGCCGAGCGGCGCACCGATGTGATAGCGACCCTCTTGGCGCCAGTTTGCGACGTCGCCGGGATTGGAGCCGGTGAACACCAACACCTCGCCGGTGTCGGTGACGAACACACATTTATCGTCCGTGCCATCGCCGGCGTCGATCGACCAGGTGGCGCCAAACAACAGCTTGCCACCGCGGGTCGAGGCGCCGGACAGATAGATCGGCAACAGCACACCGCCCACCTGATTGATGTCGAGGTACCAGGCGTTCATGCTGTCGCGCTGGATGAAATACAGCCGATTACGATAGGTCCAGGCGTAGACAAGCCCGGTGCCCTGCGCGACGCCGGCCGGTAGCTTAGTCGGGTCGTAAGTGATGTTGGTCGTGCCGTCAGCAGCCGCGCCGATGACGCCGCTTAAGACCGTCCAGGCAATACCGTTCTTGGTGCGCAGGATAAAATCGCCGGCGTCGTTCAGCGCAATCATCCAGTTTTCGGCCTGGTTGAACATCTGCGCCGCGACGTAGTTGCCGCTGGCCTGGCCGCTCTTGACCAGTACCGGCGTCGAGCTCGTAACGTCATAGAGCTTGGTGGCATTGGCGGCGTACATGCGCTGATTATTAGCAGCGATGTAGTTAAAGCCCGAGATGATCGGCAGCCGCGGGAACGAGGCGTTGGCGTCGACCCACCGGCCGGGTGTTGCAGCACGCGCCGCCGCAAACGTTCCGGTTGTCGGACTGGTGTGCGCCGCCGTGGCGTTCCAGAAGAAGCCGGTGGCCGGATCGTAGACCTTGGCGTTAAGCGCGTAGGCGGTGTTGTTGGCCCACGCCGGCGCATCGAGCGCGTGCACATCGCACCAGCGGGTATAGCCGCCGCGCAGCTTGACGCCGCGCATAGTCGGCGCCCAGTTGTCCTGCACGATCGCCCCGCCCGGCTGCATGAAGGCTTCATTCTCAGACTGAATGAGGCCGCGCGTCGGCGCCGGGATCGTAATCGTCTGCAGTTGCTGCGCGCCCTGCGGCATCGGCTGACGACGAAAGGCGGCGTGGATGCTCATGGGTAGGGCACCATCCCATGGTAGGCCACACGCCCTTGGATCGGGAGCCGTCCGACAATAATCGGGGAAGGCTTGTCGTGTCCCATCGCCATCGCGATGGCGTCAGAGTACGTGCCCATGTCCTCGGCGTAAGGCGATCCCTTCTTCATCTTCCAATCGAACGTCATGCCGAGCTTGAGCAACCGCTCGTCGAGCCGGTAGCTGTCGGTGTCGGCCTGGAAGCGGTCGCCAAAGCCGCCGCTGGTGAGCACTACTGGGTTCTTGTCGAGGTAGGTAAATGAGGCCGTTACCCCCACGTCCATGGCCGGCCAGATGTGGATTTGACCGCCGTACATGGTCCACTCGCCCCAGGCGTCGTTTTCTACTGCGGTGCGGCGCTGCGTCCACTCGTCGGTGTCGGAAATAAACACCATCGGCTGCTGGGTCGAGGTCGAGCGCCACACATTGGTGGTGAGCAGCATGCGCTTGTAGTTGGCGGGAAGATTAAACGCCGTGGTGACGCCATCGCCGATTAAGGTCGCCGTGGCGCGCAGCATCGTCCAGTCGCGCGTGTCGTAAGCAATGCGCTGCGCCATCTCGTTGGCGCAGGCGAGCATTTCGAACATGGTGCGGTTTGAGCCGAGCGCCGCGAACACCGACACGGGTGCCGCAACGCCGACAACCGCGGACACGTCGCGCACCACCGTGATTAGGCTCATCAGGCGGCCTTTGGCTTGGCGATCCCCTGGGCGAGATGCTTGAGCGACTTGTGGCTGAGCGTGCCGGTCGGCGGAATGCCGGTGTGCGCCGTGATGTACTCGCGCAATTGCTCTGCCGTCATGTCGTCGTAGTCACTCTCGGGTGGCGGTTTTCCCTGCTCCGCAACACGTTCGCCCCTAATTTTGGCGTCACCCTCGAGCACCGCATTGCGCGCACGCAGCGCCTCGAGCTCGGCCGCCATCTGCAGGTTCGGCGCGCTGGCTTTACTGGCGGCGAGAAACTCTTCGGCGTTGTTTTTGTATTCACGCCCACCCGGGCCGAGGTTTTTAAGCTCGACGCCATCGATCGCGGCGAGCTGCTCGACCGTGTAGACATTTTGCGCACGCAGCTCGGCGCGGCGCGCCTCGGTCAGGAATGGTGCGTAGTCGAGCGGTGTACCGCTCTTGGTTTGCGCGGCCTGCGCCTTGAACTGCTGGTACTGGTGCTTAAAGCGCTCGGCGTAGGTGATCCGTTTTTCCCGGCCGCTATAGGGGTCGATAATCTTTTGGGTCGAGAGCGCGGTCGCCGGAAAGGCTTTCCAGTCGCGCGCGCCGGGGAAGCGGATTTCGCACATCTCGACGTCGTCGTGGATCTCGCGCCCCTCGGCCAGGGACTTGTCTTCGTTCTTGAACGACTGGTGCCGGAACAGCACCAAGGCAACCTCATCAGGATCGCGTGCAGGCATGGGTTCGTCTCTCCTGGTTCGTTAGGGCTGCGGCCGTCACCGGGCGGGGCAACGGCCGCAGGTTTTTCCCGGCGGAGGAAGGGGTCCGGAAACCCCCACCGGGGATCGGTTGTATTAGCGTTACGCCGCCGGATTGCTGTCGATCATGCGCCAGTTGAAGAGAGGGTTGACCATCGTCAATTCTCCCATCCAACCAATGAATTGCGCGATTGCATCCTTGTCGATCGGCATTTGGCCCTCGCCATCAAACACCCTATCGAAGTTGCGGTTTGGATGGTAACGCAACCGCAGACTGTCGGTGTCGATGCCAAAAGTTGTATTTGCCGGCATGTTGCTGCCGATGCCGCCGTCGAGCACGATCTCAGCACGCTTGCCGCCGCCGATATATTCCAGTGCGCTAAAGCCGAGCTTGCCCAGGCTCGTCTCATTGGTCTGACGCTGGATCGCGATCGTCGCCGCGTCATAGGCGGCGTAGTGCTCCGGGCTCATCAGCAGCAGATCGGCATGGTCGCGACCGCGAGAGCGGTCGGTCATGATCTTGTTGAGCATCGGGCGGATGGTGTCTTTGTTCACCTGCGTGCCGATCGCCGACAGTGAGATGTAGCCCGCACCGGCGGAGGCGTCGTAGGTCGAGGTGCGCCAGATCGTGGCGGTGGCGCGATCAAGGCCACCGTAAGTGCCCGAGGTGGTGGTGAGCGGGATTGCAGCGGCGAGGCCGGTAATCTGCTTGCCGCCGTTGGCGGTGCCGTCCGAGAACAGGCCGGCGTCCATGGTGTCTTCCAGTGACTTCTCGGCCGCCTCCATGTAGGCGTCGAAGACATCCATCAGCTGGCTTTCGCCCTGGTTGTTTAAGATCTCCTGCATCGACAGGATTATTGGTACCACGACCATTTTCGGGTCGAAGTACGCATCGTTAAACAGGTCGATTGCTGGGTTCAGAAGCTGATCATAGCCAGCGTACCACTGCGCGACTTGCTTACCAACCTGTAGTGTCTCTCTGATGCGAGGACCACTATAGCTTTTCCAGGCGCCTTTGCGCCTGAGCACCGTCAACAGCGCGTTATTGTTGGAGACGAGATCCTGGTAGCTCGTTGACCGCTCTTCGACGGCCATGCTGAAGATCTGCTGATAGGTTGAGTTACTGGTAATATTAGGCATCGGCTCCCCCCGTGGGGTTTTGGGTTACTGGACCTTACGCACCGCGGTGATGCCGGAAGGCATGCTCGAGTGCGTCTTTGCGGGAGACCGGCTTGCCGGTGCGCGCACCATTGGCGCCGTTAAGGCCACCACTAGGGGCGCCGGAAATACTCCGGTCGGGGGTCCGGGTCTGAGCCGGTGTCGGCGCGCGGGTCTGAGCCGCTGTCGTCGAGGGGCCGGCCAATAGTTCGGCGCGGCGGTAGGCTTCGTCCAGCGAGAAACCCAGTTGGATCTCGCGATGGATCAAAGGTCCCAGTTCATCAAACCGGGGTCGCTGGTCAGCGTACTGATCAACAGCGCCGCGGGTCGTCTGGAAGTGCTGTACATACTGCGCCCGCCGCATTTCGTTGACAAGAGCCTGCTGTTCGCGCCGCATTTGCTCGAGCTGCAGGCGCGTCGCCTGCGCCTCATTGCGTTGCTGGATCAGCTGCTGCTGCTCGGGCGTCTGGTTGAGGTGGTGCCAGGCGAGATCCCGCAAGGTCAGCTTTTGCCCGTCCGGGGTCTGCAGATTGAGATTGTGGACAATGACCTCAAGGCCGCCGATCGGGTCAGAGCGCAGTTTGTCTTCGATGCCGACATGGTTCTCGAGCACGCGCGCCAGCGTGGTGCCCTGCTCGCGCGCCATTTTCTCATAGGGCGCGATCGTCTGCATGACGTCATGAGCGCCCTTGTACTTGCGGAACGCCTGATCGATCTCGCGGTACATGCGGTGCGCATCGGCGCGCACCTCGTCCGGCACCTTGTCCCAGACCGCAGCTGCCCGCGGGGACATCCGCGGCAGCGGGTGGTGGTGCGGGGGACTGCCGGGTGGCGGCACATAGGGTTGCGGAGCAGCCTGCGTGCCGGGTCGGGCCGCCTGCTGCTCCGCGGCCACGCCTGGTACTCCATCAGGCGCGGTTTTGGGGGCGAAACGGCCGCGATCGCGTGGTTGATCGATCTTGGCGGCCTGATCGCCGGGTCGCTTTTTAAGATTGAACTTCTCGTCCGCGGTCTCTTCCGGAGGGTTATTGTCGCCCTTCTTGGCCTCACGCGGCGCGACCGGGTGCTCGGTGCGGTGCTTGTTGATGGCGCGCTGAATGCCCTCGCGGCGGGTCTCCGGGCGCGCGGGCTTGTCCTCGGCCGGTGGCGCCTGCTGCGGCACCGGGTTCGGCGTTCCGGTTGGGTTCTGGTTGATAGGAACTTCGGTTCGCGGTGCGGCCGGTGTTGGCGCAGCCGCTGGCGTCGACGCCGCAGGGGGAGCGGCGGGCGCAACAGTGACGTCAGACATAAACAGCAACTCCCGAACAACGGACCCCTATTCCGTTCCGGGTACGGTCAGCCTGACCGTATTCGAATTTACATTACGCCCTCGAATTACGCCCTATTACGCCCTATTACGCCCTATTGCGCCCTAGCGCGGTATCCTGCCCTGACCTTCTCCCGTGCGATCTTGATCGCCTCGCGGCGCTTCTGGCGCGTCGTAAAACGCTCTGTTTCTCTCTGTTTCTCTCGGAACTTCTCGGTTCCCACCTCGGTCAGCCCGTGCGCGCGCCCGACCGCCCGAAACGCTGCCTTGGAGGTGTAGAACTTGCCGTCAACCTGCTCTGTAGCCGACATTTCGTCGGAAATCAGCATCGGCGCAGACAAAGAGCTGCGCTGCGGCGGACTTTGTCGTTTGTCCACCACCCAACGATTGGGAGCGATTTCGATCAGGCTCATTTGATGAACTTGATCCCAGGACCGTAGGACCATACGCCGCTGCGCACGGCTGCTACCGTCATCTTGACCTGCGTTGTCGATGGAAACGGGGTGGCGGTATCAATGGTCGTGTGCTTGGGGAACGGCATGAGATTGCCGCCATTCCTTGCAGTCGCTCCTGTCCACAACGGCTTTGACTTTACCGTCATATGACTTGGCCGCAGCGCTGGCGTTTCCACGTCACCCGCATATGAAATAAAGTCGATGATCTGCGACCCTGCCGTTGTCTTCATGAACAACCCATCGGGATACACACCGCCCCCAGTCGTCGATGGCTCCAGGTCCATAATACCCGCGGGAAAATAGATGGTGTTCCAGGCGGTAGACGGATCGTAATCCAACGACGGGTTACTTTCGTTCTTTCCCCAATCAATGTCATCGTCCGTATATTGCGAGAACACACCACTGATCAATCTGAACCAGGTCAAGGCTTTGGTAGTCATCAGATAGTCTGGAGAGCCCGCAACCGCCTCGACGTAGTAATTTGAATACCCGAGACAGTAAAGAACATCACCAACGTCAGAGGATAAAGCTATGTCACCGGCAGGGGTGTATATTCGCGTCACACCTGTGAGAGCGCCAAAGCTCCCGGACACAAGATCGTACCGCACCCCGACAACATCGTATAAATAACTGTACCCCGCGCCCTTCTGTCCGATGCCCCACAACGTCCGCCCCTTCTGCGTATTGTATCCATCCGTCGAAACTCCGACTAGCGGATCAGTCCCATAATCACTGGCATAACCACGTAATGTATTTTCGGCGCTGAACGGGCTGTCCCCGCCGCGGGTAGTCTCATCTAGATCGATGAGAACGCCACCAAAGTTGGCCAATGCCTTTTGCATCGCTGGCGGCATTGGACCATGCCCGGGATATGGCCCTGCAAAGGTCGTGTTAAAAAAGTTCGGTTTACCGTTGGCCATAGAGAAGTGGTAAATGTGACGGCCTGTGAAATTGCAGTGACGAAATACGATATTGCCTCGGAACATTGGCTCATTGGCCCACTCAGTAATCGCCTGGATCTGAATAGCCGCGCCGCTCGTGTAGGTGCCCGGATTGACAGCGAGCGGGTAAGTAAATTGCGTGTTGCTCAAGCGGGTGCCGTTGACGTTCGCGTTGAAGGCGGTTGCGGACCCTGTAATGACAAGCGGATACGAACCACTGCTCCAGCCGTGCGGACCCCACGTGGAAAGCTCTGACCCGGCAGCAACTGTAACCGTCGCGATCCCGCCCGACCACGTGATGGTCGAGATCGACTTGAACAGCGTGCTCGATGTTGCGTCGCCAATGGAGAAGGTCGAACTTTCAAACGACACCGCAGTCCCGTCGATGTCGCCAATGATCATGCCCGACTCGACGTAGAAGCTTGTGAAGTACAACGGCTGAGACCACCCACCCGACCCATGAATGACACGGTAAACATAATTAGCTCCGATGTTGTTGTAGCTGCCTTGGAGATTACCAACACCGTGTCCATAGCTCTTAGAGTCGATGCAGGTGTGCAGGTCGTCAAACGTCGTGTTGTCCATGTCCAAGTTGCGAGATTGAGAATTGCCCACAGCAACGCCAACCTTGAGAAGCGCAAACGAGCTATTGCGCACGCTGCCAAAGTCACCGTTGCCATCTTGGTAAGGTTGGCACGCAACACCGATGTGACACCCGTACAGGAGGCAGTCCTCAACAAACCAGCGCGATGACATTCCAGCCGCCCAAGGATTAGGGGTTGGCGTGCCAACATAAGCGGGATAGCGCGGCACCGGGTAAGGGAACGGCGGAATGATGCCGCCGTAGCCTGAATACCCATCGACCGCGACGCCGCAATGCGGCTGCTCGCGATTGTCTACGCATCCTGCTGAATGATAGTTCGCCTTATCGCGGCGCTGGTTGAGCGTCATTCCACCCGGACCAGGGAACGTACACTGACCGATAATGGCAACCCCGCGCACGCCAGAACCTCGACCCCCTTGAATATTGATGACCGGGCGATCCTTGAACACGGGGTGAAGCTCAGCACCGGAATTCATGCCGGAAATAGCTGAGTAACCCGCGCCCTGCAAAACGACACAATTAAAATTACCGCCGCCGGCAACGAAGCCGTAGCCAAGATGGACCGTGTCACTGGTCCAATAGACACCGTCCGGCATGATCACATTCATGATCTTGTTGGTGAGTGCGTAGTCAACCGCCTGCTGAATGCCGCACCAGTCGGCGGTGTCGTCGGTGAGCGATGTAGCCTTTGGATAGACGACTTGCGCCTCTGCTAGCGTGGCAAACATCGTGTGCAGATAGTTCAACGAGCCGTTGCCAATCGCGCCGAAGGCTTTGACGTTAACGCTGTCGAGATGGTCCGACAGCGACCGCGACGTGATATGCCCTTTGCCCTTGACCGACGCGGTCGCGAGGTTCGCCTCGCCCGCCCGGGGCGTCGGTCGCAGTTCAAGCTGCGTGAGCCTGCGGTTGAGGTCTTCGAGATGGTCAGCGATGACGTCGACACGCGTGTCAACGACTGGGTTCCCCATAGCCCCGTTCTCCCGACCCTTAGTCTTCCGCGTCGCGCAGCTTTTCGAGTATTGCCGTCAGAACATCCATCGTGACCTCTAGCCACGCTGTTTCCCGCTCAAGATCACTGCGGTATTCGTTATTGCGAACCTCGATAAGTCGTTCCAGCAGCTGCTCGTAGGTCGGATGACCCATGTCGTTCTCCTTAAATGAACGGGGAGCCACCGGCTCCCCGAGCAAGGGTGACTATCGTTTCCCCTTGCCTTTCTTCGAGCGCTTGCTCGGCGGCTCGCTCTTCTTCGGCTTGGGCTTTTGCTTCTCGCGCTGAGTTGATTGGGCACCCGAGCCCTCCTCGGCCGCCACGATCTCGAAGGTGAGCACGTCGGAGAGCTCCTCGCCGCGCGCCACCTCGACATCATAGGTGCCCTCAGCCGGGGCGATCGGCACATTGGCTTTAAGCTGGGTCGGAGACACAAACGTGGTCGGCACCTCCTCGTCGTCAAACAGCACGACGCACTCGTTGGAGAAGCCAGTGCCAGTGACGGTGATCGACTTCTCAGTGATCTCTTCCGGCTGTACCGGAATGCGATCGGGATCGATGTCGGTCAGCGTCAGTCGCTCGTCAGTACCACCACCGGGCTGGGTCGGGGGCACTCCCCCACCCGGAAGCTCATTCGGACCGCCCTCACCCGGCAGGATGTTTGAGCCCGGAGGCTCATTGATGCTGGCCTGACGCGGCGACGGCGGGATCGGCGCAGTCGGATCAAACTCGTGCTGCTGTTGCAGATCATCGCCCTTCTGGTACTCGCCTGACGCCGGCATCTTTTGCGCCTGCGGCCACTGTTCGGGTTGATCCTCGCGCTCTGGCGGTTGCTCACCTTGCTGGCTCTGGTCCATCTGCAGGGTGTTGGGGTCGGCAATCCAGCCCTCGCGCGTCTTCGAGCTCGGGATGTCCGGATTGACGTTGTCGCGCGTCAGCTGGCCGAAATGATCGCTCGGATCTTCCGGCAGCGTCCGCTCGATAAAGTCAACACGCTGCTTTTCCTCAGTCTTACGCTCGACGAACCCAGGCTCGTCCTTCTCGTAGGCGATGCGCTGGCGCGCGGTGGCATCATCGCGGAGCACCGCACCATCAGGGCGATCGGTGCCGCCGGGTGTCATCTTCCGCGCCCTACTCCGTTCTTCATCGACCTCTTGCTTGCGCTGATCACGCTGGGCGCTGCGCTCGTGCTCCATTTCCAACTCGCGCGCATGCTGGGCCCGCTGCTTGTCGTTGCGGCCGTCGTCGTGAGTGCGGGGTTCTTTGCTCATGTGAAGGTCCAATTGAAGGAGTTGCTGGGGGTGCCGCCGACACCATTGAGGACCGTCACGGCACTGGTGCCGGCAGTCAGCTTTTTCGGTGCCCCGGCGACCGTCAACGACGTCGCCGACACGTAGTTCGTATTCTGCTTGACGCCATCGACGTAGACTTGAGCGGCGCGGGTAAAGCCGGTGCCGGTTACCGTCAACGCCGTAGTGCCGACACCCGACACGCCGCCCGCCGACAGTCCAGTGATGACCGGCGCAGTGCCAGCCGAGAGGTAAGACGCATGACTGGCGTTCGGCGTTGTGGTGTAAGCGCCGAATACGCTCACCGTCTGCAGCTGACCATTCGGTGAGGGGTTTGGCACGCTGCTCGTGGCCACGCTCTCGGTGCCCGCCGCTTCATGCGCGACGGATGTTG